TCAACGTAAATGATATCACCGCTATATTTTTCAACCTCTGGGTTAGCAACACCTTTCACAAAACTCATCCCTAAATTGAAAGTCCTACTATTTATTGAGGTAGAAAGACCAGGCTCTAGGGAAGTTCCGAAATTAGTATCTATATTTAGATTATTTGTTCCACCGAATATGGTTGTTCCTGCTCCAGTTGCAGGGTCAGCGTTAAATCTAAACAATTCATATCCATATGTAGGTGCAGTTCCATCAGTTGATATTGCAAGTCTACGATCTTGCCAATATTTTAGAACTCCCGTATTTGCATCATAATTGATAACTCTACCAACAGCTGTTGACCCAATACCAATTTCCTGAGTAACCTCAGAATCAGCTGTGAATGTTGTGGTTGTTGATCCAGCACCAGTTAGTTTTAGTGCATAAACAGCACTCGCTTTTTGTAAAGTTAACTTATTCTCTGATCCAAATGCAAGAGGATCTCTACAAAGTCCTACACGAGAGAATTGATTTCCTGTGATAAAATCTGGATTAGATGTGTCATTCTCTAAACGAGAATATATTAAAACACGGTTTGCACCAAGTTCTCGGTAAATATCTGCACCATGGCCATCTTGTGGAGGAATGATTACATTAAATCCAGCATCAGTGGATCCTGATGGATTAGTTAATCCAACATCACTTAGTCCAACAGAACCAAAAGTATAATTAGAACCACCATTAGTTATTTCAACAGAATCAATTTTACCAGCAGCGTTTACAACAACAGAACATCTACCACCACTTCCATCTCCCTTTATAGGTACATTATTATAAGTTGCAGCAGTTCCATAACCAACACCACGATTTGTGATTGTGACAATTTTTAATTGTCCACTAGTTGAAGCATTATTTCTAACTGCAGCAGTGCTGTTATTTGTACTCCAATTTTGTGGTAAAGGTATGAAACTTGTTGAATCAAACTTGATAATACTGTTGGGATCAATAGTAAAAAGATATTTCCAAACATATCCGTCTCCAGATGCACCAGCAGATCTTGGTTCTAGGTCTGTGAATAATGGTTCATCAAGAGATGGTCTTCCAGATATGTTTTCTGGATTTGTTCCATTTTGTAGACAAATATAGACTCTAAAATTTGAGTTCATCACATAATAATTTGTATCGTACAAATTAGTTGAACTAGTTTGTGGAGACAAATTTGATCGAGAATAGTCATCTCGATACATTTCATATGTTGTACCTGATGACCAAGTTATCTTTCTTACAACTCTTGCAATATCATCTGAATTTAACTTCTTGAGAGCAATCATCGTATCCCAATAATCATTCTCTTCACTAAAAGAATCCTTTGGTGCTGGTGGATTTTCATTCCAATCTGATTGAAAATCTGCTGGGTTTGGAAGACCAATCCACGCATAATAACTGTTCGTAGTTGATGCTATACCAGCTACAAAATTTTCCGAGTTTAATATACGCAGTTGATCAGTTATAATGGCTGACATTTTATCAAAGACTTTTTGTTTTTATTTATGTTAGTTGTAGGATTCTTTTAAATCCCTAGTTCTAATGATCACAGGGCCAGTTTTAATTCCTGTAATACCATCATTATTAATAACAGTAAATGGACTCACACCTTTTTTATTGAAGTCATGTAAACGACCCCAAGAAAACTTACCAAAGAATCCACTTCCAATACCAATACCCTCAGTTGAACTTACACTTACAGTAACTCTTCTCAAAGTAGTTGCACCAATTCCAAAGGCAGGGCCTTGTATAGTTTTAGCACTATGCACTCTGTATATATTATCTAGGAAGGAAGTTCCGATTCCTACTGGTGAAGTTCCAATCGCATTTTCATAAGCAGTTAATCCATTACCAACATTTGTTTCAAATGCTGTGAAGTAATATCCAGATGCAATACCACTCACGGTGATTGCAGATCCAACAACTGATGCGTCACGAAGAACAGAGTCTTGTGGAATAAAGAGATCAAACTGCATTGCAGTTCCGATTCCAGCAACAGTTGATGTACCAATTCCAACAATGTGACCAAAATCACCGTCATATTTAATATCTGTTAAAATATCCTGAGTTATAGATTCTGATTCAACTAATACTGATGGTGGATTTGTATTAGTATATCCAGAACCAGCGTTTGTAATACTTATTGCAGATACAGTTCCGAGACCAGATACGGTTGCATCTGCTGTTGCATTTGTAGATGTTGTTCCAATACCAGCATGAATGGTTCCAATACCAGCAGTTACACCAATTGAGACATGAGGTGCAACAGTATAACCTGATCCACCATCAGATATTACGACACTCGATATGGTTCCAGCAGCAGAAACAACTGCTGTTGCAGCAACACCTGTTTTAGTTGTACGATCAAAAATTAATACACTTTGTTTAACTTCAATAATATCATCAACTTGATTGAACAAAGGAACTGCTGTATCAGTAAATATTTCTGTAGAACCAGCAGACACACTCTTAATAATGTACGCTGTTGGACGAATGCCAGGTTCTAATTCAACTCTATCTTTACCAATTCCTATGTTATTAACAAACACATCTTGTATTTGTTTCTTCCAAGTTACTGGTCTTTGTAGTGATCTAAGTGTTGTAATGCCAACATCAATATAAGTGTTAGTAGTTACGGAATCGGATGTAGTAATACCTGTAACTGTTCTTGGTTCTTGCTGATAGAAATCATTCAAACCAACATCAGGGTATTTATTAATTATAAGACTATCGCCTGTTTTTACTGTTTCTAAAATATCAACATCAAGAACATCATGTTCAGATCCACGGTAATAGTAAAGTCTCACTTTATCGTCCGATTTTGGAGCTTCTAAAAATGTAATTTGAGATCCGCCATTAAACACATAACTTTCAAAAGGAATTTGAAGAATGTCATTTAAGAATACTAAACAGTTATCTTCAACACGAATTGGGGATCCTTTTCCAGATCTTAAAGTAATTGGAGTTTCAACTGCACCAATTGTTTTTGTAATTGGGAATGTTTTTCTAGTACCATCAAATAAATCTTCAAATGTATTTAATTTTTCTAACTCACCAAAAGTAAATCCAGCAAAACTGTCATTAAAAACATCAAGAACGGTTAGGGAGAAAGTTTTAAATGAATTACCAGCAGATGCATCAGTTAAAATACCAGATTGTCCACCCTCTTCAATTGATAGAACATCATCAATTTTATAATTATATCCGAAGTTTGTAATTTGGAAACTAATTATACTTGAAGCAGAACCAACACGAACCGATACAGATGCACCAATACCTGTAGAACTACCAACCAATTTCATATTTTCATAATTAAGTGGTTCCTCAAATTCAAGATTTGGAGGTGATGATTGACTAAATCCTGATCCACCATTTGTAATTGTCACAGAGGTTACTAAACCAGCAGTGACATTTGCTGTACCTATTGTTGTAACACCAGAACTTGTAACAGCGCTGACAAGAATATTAGTTTGTAGTCCAACACGGTATCCAGATCCACTATTACCAATTGAAACAGATGTTATTGTACCAGCAGATGACACAATAGCAGTTCCACCAGCTGCAACTAGGGGTTGATAACCAAATGATGCACTTTCCCCAACAGAAACAATGACACCACCTCTAGGAACTGATGATACGTTTACATCATAACTATTTGTTACACCAACACCTGTGAAACTTACAGATGTGATACCAGCAGTTTCAGAAATAATATAATCATCATTTGGATTTTGGAAAATTTCATTTAAAAGTAAAACACCAGTATTAGTTGCAAATCCAGTTACATCTGAACCACCAGATTTCAAAATAAAGTTTGTAGAAATTCCTGTAAATTGTTCTTGAACAGTGTCAAATACAAAATTATTGGAATATGTTTCTTGACTTCCGCCAGGAATACCAGTATGAGTAAAGACTCTACCTACAAACGTAGATGTAGTTGTTAAACCAGATGGGCCTTTTGAACCTTTAGGCGCATCTGTAAAGTTAATTGTATCCTTAACAATTTGATAATTACCTAAGAACTTAGTTACAGTATCACCAGCACTATGATCTTCAATTACGGAATTAAGTTGACCTTTTCTCACAAGAAGTATATTTGTCCCTCCGATACCAACAGTATCAATCTTCATAAATTCATTATTAATTTTAATAATATCTCCAGAGAAGAATGAAGATATACCTGCTAGAGTTATGAAGTTAGATGATTTTAGTGAATCGGATACTAATGTTGTATTAACAGGTGACTGAATTGCTGGACTTTGAATATTATTGTCAAGAGTAATTAAAGCTTTAGAGTTAAGATTTTTAGATGTAAACGCATGAGTTGTTCCAACACCGACAGCTGATACATCAATAACCTTGGGAATAGTTTGAAGTGCTTCAGCAGCAGTTCTAGCAAGTTTAAATTTATTTTCTGCAACTTTAACTGCAAATACTGTTGATGGTAATTTATTTGTAACACCGATTCCACTGATTGAAGTTGTTCCAATTCCGATACTCATTGTTGTACCAGCACCAGTTGGTGTATATGTTAATTCTTCACCAGTTTGGAAGAAGTGATTATTAACAATAAATGTATCATTTGTAACATCAACAACAGCATCATCTGATGAATCAAATACTTTATGGAAAATTGAATCACCATTATGTTCTAAGTTAAATGAGAACTTAACATCATTTTCCGTTCCAGTGTATGATCCATCATCTGATTTATATCTAGAATTTGTAAATGTAACTAAACCAACACTATCAGATCCAATTTCACTAAAGTTGTATTGAAATACTTTAGTTGTTATTGCCTTGTTTGCTGGAGGAGTTAGTCGAAGTTCAATATCACCACCAGTGGCAGATGAATAACCAACACCAACAGTTCCAATACCAGATCCATTAAAGTTATCAATATAACCAAATTCTGTAAAGTGTGGAGTAGTTTGATCATGAATTGCAGTAACTTGAGTAACTGCGTATTGATCATCTGTTGTATTATGAATTTCAATTAACGCATCAAACGCTGTATATGTAACAGAATTGATTCCACTGATCCTAGTTGGTTGTGGAGTCGCTGTCGCTTCAATATTTGTTGTTGTTGTTAAAATTTCAGTTCGTGATATCTCTGTGCTTCCAATTCCAGTTGCAGTGCCACCAATAGCAACTTGATGAATTCTCATTGTAACGCCAACTCCAGTATGAGGCGTAAAATAAACACTCGTTATTCCAGATCTTACATCTGCACCAAATGTTCCAAGTCCAGCATTTGGAGAGTTGCTTTGAGAGGTGTTCTCATTAATCATCTGGGCATAATCTAAAAGATATACTTCCTCACTATCATTCAACACAACTAATTCATTTAATTGAGTTCTTTCTGAACCACCTAGTTCTTGTGTTTGTATGAATAACTTGCTAGTTGTAATTGCAGTTGATCCAAATCCTACAACTTGAACTGGAGATGGATCTGTAGAACCAATACCAGATGAAGTGGAAATAATATCATATCCTGTTCCAAGTGATCGTGTGCTGATACCAGATTGTATATTTTTAAACGTTTCAATTGCAAATATTCTTAACGCATAATTGTTGAATTTAAATTTAGCTGGAAGAAATCTTAAATTACCTATTGATCCAGAAATACCAAAATCAAAGTTTCCAAGATCAATCTCAGTCTCAACACGACCAAAAGGCAACATGTATCCAATTGATCCATCATGAAGTAGATTAATTTGAATTAACTCTTTTTCTCCAGAGAATCGAGTATCAAATATCAAGGCATAAAACTTAACTGCATCAATTTCACTAAGGTTAAATCCAAAGACATCTGAAAATGCATCTGCACGGGGTAAATCATTAAACTCAGAACTTATACTATCAATAGTTATGACTCTATTAGTTCTTGATTCAATATAATCAGTTAAAATTCGATTATCAAAATTAATTTGATCGGAAGCAAGTGTATCATCAATGTCCTTAGAATTTTCCGTAACAAGATCAAAATCATAACTCATATGCATTGATTCATTTTCACTTACTAAATCAGCAACAATAACAACAGGAGAAGATGATACTCCAACAGATGCATTACCTCTATTTTTGTCATCAGTGGAGGCAGTTGATACAATACTTAAATCTGCAAAGTTTTTAAATCCAACAACATGTCCAAGGCTGTTTACTGGATCTTTCCATTTTTCATATGAAATTGGACTTCCTAAAGAATATGAGAATGTTTGGTAATAATCATTATCAGCTAATTTTTGTAACTCTGTGTTTAATTTACCTGTTTCTTTTCTAAATCCACTTCTAAATTGAGAGTCTGAATCAATATTGAACATTGAATTAAACTTAGTGGTTTGTTCAATTATTCCAATTGATTTAGATGATGAACCATTAATTGATTCGCCAGATTTGAATGTATCATTAGATAATACTTTCAAATACTTATTATCTTCATTCCAAGCAACAACGGTTCCTATTTTATCACCTGTGCTTACTGTTTCTCCAACACTAAATTGATTTGGTTCAACATTAATATTAAACTGTGCTAAGTTTTCAAAAGGTATTACCTGACCAGATGATGAAGGCCCACTAAAGATGCCTGGGCTTGTAACTGATGAATCTAAATTATATGATACAGTTGCATTTCCTCCGCCTGGATTTGTGTTTACACCAGTAATTACAAAAAATTCGTAATTATAATCAGATGAGTTATATCCACTCCCTGTTGATCCGATGCCTATGTTTTCGACAAATAATTTATTTCCTAGTGTAAAGGGATAAGTTGTTGAGTCAAAAGATCCTTCGAGAGTTAAAGTTACTAAGTTAACACCACTTGTAAATGATAAATCTTTAATTTTAATTCCATTATTATTATTTGTAG